TAATCGTTTACAATTTGCACAAGCACTTGTAGAACAACATCCAGACTTGGTTAAAGTTGTTCAAAGATATAATAGATGGCATCACCATGTTGATTATAGCCCATTTAAAAAGAATAAACTTATTTATCGTGATGACTATGTAATTAAAGGTGGTACTAATGAATATGGTATGAAATTACATGCATTAACTATGGATCAATATAAAAAAGCAACAACAGAATTTGGAAATGCGGAGAACCCTTATTATGAGCAAACCTAAAGGCGCTAACTTATTTGTATTAGATGGGCAAGAAGACGATCTCGACCCTATGGGCTGGGATGATATGCCAGAATTTGAACAAGAAAATCGTGAAGATTATGCTGCTATTGTGATGCGATTTAGAACAGAAGAAGATTTAAAAGAATTTGCACAAAAGATTGGTCAACCAAATCTTACTAGAAAATCACGTGGTACGTTCTACCCGGCTGTTGATTTTAATGAAGCTAATCTTCTACGTTGGATGGATGAAGATCAAATACAGAGTTAATTATGGAAGTTTCTGCAACATTCTTTAAATCTATATATGATAATAAAACTCATAAGAACATGAGTTTTTCTGGCTTTCCTCAGTTTGAGGAATTTCTATATAAACTATCTGAAAGAAAATTAGAAGATAAAAAAGCTGCTCAGCTCATATCACCAGCAACTTATATTAAAGATACTACAAGAGCAAATAAAAATGTAGTTGACTGGGCTGGATGGGCAGCTATGGATGTAGATGACCATGAGTTTAAAGGAGATTTAAAAGATGATCTTATTCGTATCTATGGTAAGTACTATTTTGTTTGCTATAGTACTGCTAGCAGCAGAGAAAGTTTACCAAAGTTTCGTTTGGTCTTCCCACTTACAGAAAGAGTTAGAGGAGATAATATCAGACATTTTTGGTACGCACTCAACACAGAACTCCAAGCAATTGGCGATGCGCAAACTAAGGATCTATCACGAATGTATTATATCCCTGGTTCGTACTCTGGCGCTTTCAACTTTATTTTTACTAATACTGGCGGTAGCTATATAAATCCTCGAGAGTTAATGGCGAGCCATTCATATCAAGAAAAAAAGACTGGTACATTCTTAGATAGATTACCAACAGAGATGCAAAAATCTATCATAGAATACCGTAAGAATAAAATGGAGAATACTGGTGTTAGTTGGTCTAACTATGAAGATTGTCCATTCGTGAATAAAAATCTTATCAGAGATTTTAAGAATATAGCATATGTTGATAATACTGGAAGATATGCTATGGTTTATAAGATTATGGTTTCAATAGCCAGTAGTGCAATTAAAAAAGAATATCCTATAAACACATTTGAGATTGTAGAACTAATTAAGCAACTAGATGCCGATACAGCTAAGAGATATGAGAATAGACCTCTTAATGTAGAAGCGGATCGTGCTATAGAATATGCATACAGAAATATTTAAAAAAAAATCATTTTAGGGGTTTACAAGTGATATGTTTTATGTTATGTTGTAAGAGTAAATAGAATCGGAGACTTCTTATGGCTTACTATACTTACACAAAAGATCCTATCGGTTGTTTTGTTGAGAAAGATACCGGCAATTACTTTGAGTATTCGCTTAACGATGAACCTATTTCAGGTTTTTCCGAAGACTTTCCCCATAAAGTTTGGGTAGGTGGCGGCGGTGTATGCGGCATGACGGGTTATAGATTTGCTCATGTTAAAAAGACTGTTGCCGTAATTGTTGTAGACGAAGATGAGTTTGGTCTCCCTGTTACTGAAAAGTGGTATGTTAAAAACCATAACCAATATGCACTTTAGGGGTTTACAAGCTCTCAAAAATAAGTTATATTGATTCTATAAAGAGAATCGGAAGGAATCTAAAATGACTAATGTTTCTACAAATATCAAAAGAGTCGGTGTTTATCTTGGATATTTTACAGTTCAAGAACATACAACAAATGTAAATAATAATAAACCTTCACGCACTTATAATAAATTAGCATTTACTAAAGCAGAAGGTCTTGAGCCTCGTGACTTTAAAGCAATGGGTGATATTGTATATGGAATGTATGTAAATGATCAATTATTGAAAATTGGTAAAGCCGGATCAACAAATGGTTGGTATGGACGCATTACAACATACGGCGTTGACCCTAAGGGTGAAGCAACTAACCGTAAAATCATTACAAGTCTTAATGAGAACTTTAATGAGAATATAAAAGTTCATGTATATGGTGTTGTGGTTCCACGTGTAAAAGTTGATTATTTTTGTCCAGTAACACAACAAACAATTTCAATTGAGCTGCCACAAAACCATCAGGTAGAAACTCATTTAACATCAGAAGCTGAAGTTGAGGGCGAAGACCTGATGTTCTGTACACAGAAAGTTTAATTATGGCTAAAGTAATATATGGTTAGGCGTAAGATATAAAATATGAGTAAAGAAAAATTTTATAATTTTTTTAATAATTTCTATAAAGAAGAAATTGTTAGCGTTGTAAAGTATCCAATATATATTCCTTCTAAGGGAAGACCTACCTGTGTCACAGCTAAAGTTTTGGAAGAAAGTGGGCTCAACTATTTAATTGTAGTTGAGCCTCAAGACTATGAACAATACTCTATTTATCATAAACATGATAAGATGATCTGCTTAGAAAAAGACAATCAAGGAATACCATATGTAAGAAACTTTTGTAAAGAACATTCTGATGCAAAATATCATTGGCAGTTTGATGATAATATAAGATCGTTTAAAGTAAGAAAAGATGATAAGAACATAAAAGAGGATCCATCTAAACTAATATCCATAATAGAAACTTTTACGAATCATTTTGAAAATATCGGCATATCTGGATTTTCTCATGATATTTTTGCTTGGACTAAAAAGTATCCTATAGATATAAACAAACAATGCTATAGTGGTGTTCTTGTTAATAATAATATTAATATAAAATGGAGAGATAATGTCGTAGAGGATACAGATTATTCTTTACAAGTATTATCAAAAGAATATTGTACATTGCTATTTAATACGCTGTTAATAGTTAAAGAAGCCACAAAAAAAGGTAACGGTGGTAACGATAATTCCGACAGTTGGCGACTAAATAGATCGTTAGGATTACAAAATTATTGGCCAGAAGCAAACTTTAAAATAACTCGAGAGTACGGTAGGGTTAAGATAAAACCTTCTCAAATATGGAAAAAGTTTACTCATATGCCTAAAGGTTCTAATATAGATTTTAATGATAATGATTTATCCGAATTTTTTTAGTTTACAATACCTCTATAATAGTGTATAATAGAGATATAAAGGAGAATAAAATATGTCACATATAACAGTAACTGGCGGCGCCGGTTTTATTGCTTACCATCTTATACAAAAGCTAGTTGACGAAGGTCATACTGTAACAGCATTTGATAACTTTAATGATTACTATGATGTTGATCTAAAAGAAGATAGAGCAAACAATTTAAAGAATCTTGGTGTTGAAGTGCACCGTCTTGATCTAAAATCAAAAGAACCTTTACGTTTTTTTCTTGCTGCTCATAAACCTGATGCCGTTATTCATTTAGCTGCATATGCAGGTGTACGACACTCGTTAGAAGAACCACAAACATATATTGATAATAATGTTACTGGTACTCAAAATCTAATCGAAGCTTGTGTGGATGCTAATGTTGAAAACGTGATATATGCATCAACATCATGTACTATGGCTGGTAATGAATTACCCTGGAAAGAAGATGAGAAATGTGGTTATCAATTAAATCCATATGGCTATACTAAATTTACTAATGAAGCACAGTTTATGTCTAGTTCAATTATCAGGACAGTTGGGCTCCGTTTCTTTACTGTTTACGGTCCTTGGGGTCGCCCTGATATGGCACTCTTTGATTTTACTAAAAATATTGTTGCTGGTAAGGAAATTGAACTATTTAACTATGGCGATATGATTCGTGACTTTACATATGTTGATGATATTGTAAACGGTATTGTTATTGTTTTAAATCAATCTTTATCTCAAACTGAAGAATTTAATGAAATATATAACATTGGTTGTGGAGAACAAGTAAAGCTAGTTGATTTCGTTGATCACATTGAAAATAATCTTGACCGTAAAGCTAAACGTAAACTTGTGCCAATACACCCAGCTGATACTCAAGCTACTTGGTCTGATACAACTAAACTACAAAAACTTGGTTATAAACCTACAGTTTCAATTGCCGAAGGTGTGGAAAAATTTATTTCTTGGTACAAACTATATTATGGAGTAAACTAATGCTTTACAAAACCGTTGCATTATATTATAATATATCAGTAGAAGAATTAATTAATAGGCTTGTAAATAATGGCGAGCCTCTTATATGCAAATATTACAAGGAAGTTTATCCCGATGGGTTCTAAATTAAAGATTGCAATTGTTGGACATGGTTTTGTCGGTAAAGCTATTGATCACGGTTTTAATGATTATAACTGTACCAAAATCATCATTGATCCTAAATATGGAAATAGTGTCGATAGTATTAAATCGCTAGATGTAGATGTTTCTTTTGTGGCTGTTCCAACCCCTATGGGTAAAGATGGTGAGATTGATTCATCTATTGTGGTAGAAACTGTAAAGAAGCTTAAACAGCGCCGTAGTGGTATTATAGTAATTAAATCCACAGTAACACCCGATGTTATAAAATCTCTTACTCGTGGTGGTGGTACAAGTTCAAGAGTTGTTTATAATCCAGAATTTTTAACAGAAGTTAATGCTAATTCTGATTTTATAAATCCTGATATGCATGTGTTTGGTGGACATAAAGAAACCACACTACGATTAGAAGAAATTTATAAAGAATATAGTTTATGTAAACCGTGTCCAGCCTTTCATATGTCCGCTACAGAAGCCAGCTTTGTTAAGTATGGTCTTAACTGTTTTCTTGCAACTAAAGTTTTATGGTTTAATCAATTCTATGATGTGGTAGAAAAGTTTGGTGGAAATTTCGGTCATATAGTAAATGCTATTGGTACCGATCCACGTATTGGTACATCACATACTAGAGCACCAGGTTTTGATGGTAAGCGTGGTTTTGGTGGTGCTTGTTTTCCAAAAGACACGTCGGCATTTAATAATTTCTCAAACCAAGAGTTTAGTGTTTTAAATGAAGTTATTCGTGCAAATAATGAATATAGAAAAGAATATGAAAAAGATTCTCGTGAGCTAGAGCAAAACGTAAGCTATGCTTGAACTTTTTGCATATACAATTGGCTTATTTGCTTTATTATTTTTAATAAAGTGGTTTTTTCAAGCTATTGTATTTGCAGGATTAGTCATTGCTAAATCAATTATTATTATATGCATAATTTTTTCTACATTATATTTTTTAGAAAAATATGATATTTTTACTTTATATTTCTCATAATATGAGTTATAATATATAAATTAATACTATACAGAGGAGTATTGTATGTCAATTATGGACAAACTCAAGAAGAATTCAAAACTATCCCACACATCGGTTCTTTCTGAGTCTAAATTTTTTACTGAAAAAGATATGGTTCCAACAGATGTCCCTATGATTAATGTTGCACTATCTGGTTCGGTAGATGGTGGGTTAGCCCCAGGTCTTACAGTTCTTGCGGGACCTTCTAAACACTTTAAAACTTCCTTTGCCTTACTTATGGCAGCTGCCTATTTAAAGGCATATCCAGATGCAGTAATGCTATTCTATGATTCAGAGTTTGGATCACCTCAGAGTTATTTTGAGCAATTCGGTGTTGATACATCTCGTGTTCTTCATACACCAATTACTAATGTTGAAGAATTAAAATTTGACTTAATTGGTCAACTAGAAGAATTAGATAGAAACGATAAAGTTGTGGTTGTTATTGATTCTATTGGTAACTTAGCATCAAAGAAAGAATTAGAAGACGCTAAGAATGAAAAGTCTGTAGCAGATATGTCTCGTGCAAAAGCACTTAAAGGCTTATTCCGTATGAGTACACCATATCTTGCTATGAAGAATATTCCACTTATTGCAGTAAATCATACATATCAAGAGATTGGTTTATTTCCTAAAGCTATTGTATCTGGCGGAACTGGTATATACTATAGTGCAGATAATATTTGGATTATTGGTCGCCAACAAGATAAGAAAGGTACCGAGATTCAAGGTTATCACTTTGTGATTAATGTGGAGAAATCACGATATGTTAAAGAAAAGTCAAAGATTCCTATTACTGTGTCTTGGGAAGGTGGTGTCAAGTCTTATTCTGGCTTGCTCGATTGTGCTCTTGCTGGTGGTTATGCTGTTAAGCCTTCCAATGGCTGGTATGCTACTGTTGATCAATCTTCTGGAGAAGTTGGACCTAAAGTTCGGTACGATGGAACTCTTGATAAGTCCTTCTGGGATCCGATCTTTGCTGAAACGGATTTTAAAGATTTCCTAAAGAAGCAATATAGCATCGGTCATCAGTCTCTTGTTGAAATGGATGAAATTGTGGTTGAAGAGTAATGGGCAAGTATGTAGAAAATAAAGATTATGAATTAATATCAGATGAAAATATTAATGAAGTATGGAATGTTAGAATACTTGAAGGAGAGTTTAACGAGGTTGTAATTCGTTACGGTTCTATTCGTGTTGATGGTAAGACTCCAGAAAATGACGAAGAACTGGATTTACATTTTGACTTTGAAGTTATCTCAGCACCAGATGAAGACCTTACGGCAGAAGATATTGGTTTACAATTAGCTGCGGGTGATTTATTATATAGTATATTAGAATCTTCCATAGAAAACAAAGAAGAAATTCATTTAAAAGAGGTGTAAATTTGAACACTAATATAGAACAAGTTGTTCTTAAAAATATTCTTACTAACGAAAAATATATGCGAAAGGTCCTTCCCTTCGTAAAACCCGATTACTTTGAAGGTGTCTATAAGATGCTATTCAAACAAGCAGGTATGTTTGTTGCAAAGTATAATAAACTTCCGACAGCGGAAGCATTTAAGATTGAAATTGATCAGGCTGATAACTATAATGACGAACAGTATAGACATGCTGTTGAAATTATTCCTAGTTTATTTGAAGAAGAAGCGTCTGATGAAACTTGGTTAAATGATACTACAGAAAAATGGTGTCAAGACCGTGCTTTATATAATGCTGTTATGGAATCAATCTCCATCATTGATGGCAAACATCAGAGTTTAACAAAAAATGCTTTACCGGATATTCTCACGAAAGCGCTCGGCGTCTCGTTCGACCCCAACATCGGTCACGACTATATTGAAAACTTTGAAGAGCGATTTGAATTCTACCACCGTGACGAAGAAAGATTACCTTTCGATCTTGACTACTTTAACAAGATTACAAAGGGAGGTATTCCAAACAAAAGTCTTAATGTCTGTCTTGCTGGTACTGGTGTTGGTAAATCTTTATTTATGTGTCACTGTGCTGCTGCTAATCTAAATCAAGGTAAGAATGTTTTATATCTTACTATGGAGATGGCAGAAGAAAGAATAGCAGAACGAATTGATGCTAACTTACTTGATATACCAATTGATCAGCTAGAACATCTTAGTAAAGAGATGTTTGCAGAACGAGTCAGGGGTCTTTCATCTAAAACAAATGGTAAACTTATTATTAAAGAATATCCGACTGGATCAGCTCACGCTGGTCACTTTCGTGCTTTATTAAATGAGTTAAAATTAAAGAAATCATTTGAACCTGATATCATTTATATTGATTATTTGAATATCTGTTCTTCAAGTAGAATGAAAGGAATGGGTGGTGCAATTAACTCATACAACTACATTAAAGCAATTGCTGAAGAACTACGAGGCCTTGCGGTGGAGTTTGACTTACCGATCGTTACTGCAACGCAGACGACTAGGTCTGGTTATAGTAACTCGGATATTGGGCTTGAAGATACGTCCGAGTCTTTTGGATTACCCGCTACCGCAGACCTCATGTTCGCCCTTATCTCTACAGAAGAACTTGAGGGAATGGGACAACTCGCAGTCAAACAATTAAAGAATAGATATAATGATCCTACATATAAGAAACGGTTTGTGATTGGTATAGATAGATCAAAGATGAGATTATTTGATGCTCATGAAGGCGAGCAAACATTAATAGATGATACTCCAGTATTTGATAAAACAAATAATGGTATAAATGCAAAGAAATTTGAAGGTTTTAAATTATAAGGAATTAAATCATGGCTAAAAGTAAAGGCGGAAAATCAAGTGGGAATGTTTCTCAGGGCATTCATTCAAATGTAAGTAAAACTATTCGTAAAGAAATGCGAAGAGATTACCTTAATTCACAGATGCGAGTATTAAATCAACAAAAGGCTTTACGTCAAGGTAAAGATATTGTTATGACAATTGAAAATCCAAATAAAGCAGAAACAAATAAACCTTTTATTCGTCAAAGAATTTCTGGTAAATCATACATTGATTATATGAAAAATAAAACCTATGTTATGAAAGAAGTACAATGAGCGAGAATACATACTATTGCACAATGAAGGGGTTACTACCGGCATTTTTAGTTATAGTTTTCATTATTATCGGTATACCAATTCTTGCACTTATGGCTATGGTCGGGCTTGAAGAGTATGCTCGCTATTGTAATGTGAGCTGGTTGCCTTGTTTTGGTATTAGCCGATGACTGATTATAATAATGATGAATTTAAAGCCTGCTACAATAAAGTTATAAATGCGGTAAATAGTATGGTAGAAAATAATAATGAACCTTTAATGATTGCAGCCGTTCTTACAACAACAGGGTTAAGTTTATATCGGTCTTTATTACCTGAAGAAGATTATGATAAAATGCTAGAAGTTATGGTTGAATTTAAAGATGATATTAATTCATATCAACATAGAGGATATTTAAATTGAAAGTTAGATTATTGGCATATAGCCAACCGATGAAACATGTGCACTCTGGAGAGCCAGGGATTATGGGTTTAGATAATATTCAAGATCTGATTGCATATTGCGCTAGAGTATCAAATCCCGGCAACCAAGCCAATACTAAAACAACACCAAAGCTTTTATCATATTTAATTAAACATAAGCATTGGTCTCCATTTGAAATGGCTTCAGCCACAATGGAGATTGAGACTACAAGAGACATTGCTCGTCAGTTTCTTCGGCATAGATCATTTTCTTTCCAAGAGTTTTCACAGAGATATGCAGATCCAAATGATATGGGAGAAGCATTTGTTATTCGTGAAGCCAGACTTCAAGACGAAAAGAATCGGCAGAATAGTATAAAGAATGATGATACTGCTCTTGAAGCTTGGTGGCATGCACAACAGCAGTTTATGATTGAGCATACTAAAAGAATTTACAAAGAAGCAAGAGAAAGGGGTATTGCAAAAGAACAAGCAAGAGCCATTTTACCAGAAGGTAATACGGTTTCTCGTTTATATGCGAATGGTACTATTAGATCATGGATTCATTATATTGAGCTACGTTCAGCAAACGGAACTCAACAAGAACATATGGATCTAGCAATAGAAACTGCAAAAGCAATTGCTCAGATTTATCCTTCAGTAGAAAATTTTATTCAAGAGGAGTAGACCAATGGGAAGAAAACTTTCAACTTATTATTCGGATCACGGAAAGGGTTACTGTGAAATCCATTTTGATTTTAAAGAAGAATATGGTTATATAAAATACTTTGATAATAATGAAAAGTTATTTTTTACTGAAGATTATAGAAATAAATCAATGCAATATATAGAAGATGCCGCCGAAAATTGGGCTCTCGGTATTAAACTTCTTGAATCAGAATATCATTGACACTTATGGCATTTCAATCTAGTAAAGAAATTATTTGGCATATAACTTGTTCTAGCTGCAAATTTTACTTTACTCTTCCTACTATGGAAGAAAAATATATGATTGATAGAGGTCAGTTACACTGTCCTGGATGTGGAAAAAAGCAAGGCGTAAAGATAATAAAAAGCGATTAATATGCATAACACACATGGTTTTGAAGAAGAAGAAAATGAACACGATGTTATAGACAAAGTGTATAGTGATATAAAACCAAGAAAGCAACCCAGTAAATGGGTTGCTAATCTTAAAAATATGTCTGGTGAAAAATATAAAATATCTGGTATGTTAGATAGTATAGAATATCAAGCTGCTGAATATATAGAATATCTTGAAAGTTTAGTGAATAAATATCATCTAGCAAATGATGCTTTTACAGGAGGTTTACCAGTGGCATATAGAACTAGCGCAAACTTATTTGAATCCGGAGAATTTATAAGTCATGCGGGTTTAAAACTTAATTGGAAGCTTGAGTGCGATGCCATTAAACCTGAAGAGTGGCA